GTTCCCCGGTTTTTCTATGAATACGGGAGAAAGGAGGATAACTACACATATGGGATATGATAATTTATCTTAGAAGTCGGATAAATTGTCTGCCATGAGTGCCTCACCTCCTTTACGGGCATGAAAAAAGACACCATATTTCGGTGTCAGCGTAATTTAACTTTTTAAATTGTCAATGTAACAAGCAAACTGTTACATTTAAAGTTCATTCTGTTATATTGGTTTGTCATTTTCGTTCGTATTTTCACCTTTTTATACGCACAAAAAGGACACTTACAACCACGATGGAATAACCTCATCTATGAACAGTTCTCTCTTAGGTTTTGCAATGCCAATAAACTGCTTATGGCATTCCCATAGATCCATGAGGTATCCGATAGGCATCTGCCACACATCATCTTCACTACGGTTTAGATGAGCTGTGCCAAAGTAAATAAGCCGGGTAAATAGTTCATCATCACTTACCCGACCACCTCGTTTTTTGAGTCTTCACTCTCCACATTTCTTTTTGTACCCTTCATCATGCTGGCCATAATTGCGTTTTTATAATTAGCCAGCTCAAAAGGTGTGGTTAAAAGCTCCACTTCTTCTTCGGTCAAAGGTTCTCTTTGATCCTCTTTGTTCTTGATATTGTGAATGTGAATGGACTGGTTTGCTAAGAGCGTAATGAGCCACACAATCTCATCCAAGGCCAATTCAAAGTTCTCAGTTTTCATCAGCTTATCGCCAAGGTTTTCAAGGCCTCCATAACGCTTTGCAATTTCCTTTGTAGCTTTTGTGGTAAGGATCATCTTGAACTCAGTGCCACCCACATTAATGATGGCACTTCTGTCTTCAGCTGCTTCCGTTAGTTTTAAATTTTCATCTGCCATTTATCTTCCCTCCATTACGATACAATAACTGTTGCTACTTCTGTTTTCACTGGATCTGCTCCACTTAAGCCCAGGACGCAATAGTAATAATAGGTATCTGCAACCAGGTCCGTTGGGATATCAAAGCTGGCAGAGGTTTCACCATTAATGACAGTGCCTCCAGTAGAGCTGTCGATGGTATTCTCATACCACTGATAAGTCACAGGATTAGAGGTGTTGGAGCTGGCCACAACAGAGAGGCTTCCAGAAATACTACCTGCTGTTACTTCCGTTAAACTTACAGGTTGTGTAGTGATGGTTATGGTGGGTGTCACCGGTGAAAAGTCCGGTTCATAAACAGCACTAAACCACTGGGTAATTGTCGAAGTGGCAACTCCGGTATCTCCCTCTGTTACTTCAGCTTTCCAAGGATGCTTTTGCTCTCCATCTAACTTGTTTCTTCTAAAGACGGTTCCTTCTATGGTGGGACTGCTAAAGGTAATAGAGTCTCCCTTGGTGGCAAGACTTGTGGCGGGAACGCTGAATATAACCCTATAAAGCCAAAAATAGCGGTACTTGCCATTGGACTTCTTGGCACGAAACCCTATGGCTACAGGTGACCCTCCATCCTCACTTCTTGAAACTACCACATTGTTACTGTCGATCTTACACCCAGTTAAATCCTGGGCTACCAAGGATCCAATATCGTCAATCCCTAAACTTAAGGAACCGCTTTTAAACTCCTTCACGACCTCTGAAGCACCATCATCTGCATACAAAATCGCCTCAATCAGCTCTACACTGAGTTCTGCAGTCATGGCTTTTGCCAGCACTTTAGGCGTACCATAGGTCTCAATGCCATGTTCATCTTCTGTGATTTTGGCATAATACAAACTATCCAATCCAATTGTTGCCATGTCTTTGTCCTCCTTCATTTTCACTGGACGTTTCCAGCTACATGTTTATTTCATACTCTTTTGCCACATCAATGGCGAAGTGGTGAAAACCGGTATCTTCTTCATAACCGAGATACCTTCGATCCGTTATGGTAAATGCCTCACTTAAGAGACTATGAACAATAGCATTTTTTCTCTCTAGGTAGTTTCCTTTAGAAAATAGAGAAAGGCGAACTTCCTGCATCTCTACAGAAGGCAGATCATCAGCAAAATGATCAAAGATATCACTCATAGGAATAAGAACCAGGTATTCATCCGGTGCCTTTTTACTAAAGATCCCGGTCTCGATTGGTATTCCCAATGGCTCAAGCGCTTCACTTATATCTTTCAAAATGCTGCCTGTCATTTCATTCGCCTCCCTTCCTTTTTATAGTTTACTTATCTCTTCATCTAGTTTGTTTTTCATAGCTTCAATACAAGCTTTTCTACTAGCAGCTTTTGCTGGTTTTAAGAATGGTTTCGCCGGTTGGCCAGACTTCCCATATTCTATGATGTTTGCGATCTTGGCATTAGACTCACCATCGCTTCTTGGTTCATCAAACCCTACTTTCACATCATAATCGCCGTCACGATTAATTCCTGCAGGAGATACCCCTAGTGCTTTTACGAGTTCCCCGGTCGACCTTGAAGGGAGCTTTGTGTTATTCCCAATCACAGCCTGAAGATTTGATTTCACTTTAGCTTTCACCACTTCGCCACCTGCTTCTAGGACTTTTGGAATGATCTCATCGGTCTTATCACTTAATTTGGATACTTTCAAAAGAAAGTCATCCGGCATTTTAAAGCTTGATTTTGCCATGAAATCACCTCCTAGTTCTTTGTGGCTTCTATCTTTTCTGCTGCTACTTCTAAATAAAATCCCATTATAGCCTCAACGCTCAAGACTTTGTACTGCCCAGTATCACAGTGAATCAGCATCCCTGGTTTAATCACCACGTCCGGAATCCGTCTGAACTGAAAGGTGGCATTGGCTTTGGTGTAGGCGGCCATGTTGGCCCACTTTCTTGAACCGTGCCTTTCATCCCTGTATGCACGAACACTGGCGATCAAATTTTCTCCCTTAGAAGAGAATCCTTCATCATCCTTGATGGGAATCGTATCGATGATGTCGATTCGGGTGTTCATCTTCCCAAAGCTCATAGCCTTCACCTGCCTTTACTGCTTTCTCCTCATATCCATGACTCCGATCCTTTCGTCTGCCTTTTCTGTAGCATCTTTTCTGACGTTTCCTTCTTTTCTTCACCCATAACCGTTTCATCAGACCTGCCACTCCTTTCCCATGCGTAGAAGTAAATGAACCGTCTTCCACACCTGCTCTGAAGCACTGACATTGTCATTAAAAAAGCCACCGGTGGAGCCATCGCGACTCTCATAAAAATGAGAGGCCAGCATAATGACTCCTTGCTCGGTAGCAGGTGACATGGTGTTTTCTTTATAGAAGTCCGTCCCTAGATGCTGATAACCTTCTGCATAGCTGATGGCGGCAGCAATCACACCTTCCAGTAAGGCATCATCCTCATTATGGGTTACAATGAGATTTGCTTTTACCTTCTCAAGAAGTGCCATCTACCATCACTCGCTTTCCATGAGGCCAGCAACTTTAAGCTTAGCAAGTAAGGCATTGAAATCTGCTACCAGGTCTGCCACATCCACAGCGGTGCTGTCTGCTTGAAGAGCTGCTGGTTTTAACTCCGTCCCATCAAAGGTGACTTTTCCTTCTGCAGTTACAGCAAGCTCTCCACCGATGACAGTCTTCTCGCCACTCTGCTCGGTATAGTTTTTCGTGTTATATCCCATGGTTTTCCCTCCTTATTAAAGTGATAGGAAGGCAGTAACTAGGACCACCTTCCCGTTAAATTACTTAGGCCTTTTGCTGAAGCACCTTTATGGCTTCAGGAAGGATCAGCTTCGCATCCAGTCTCTGAGATGCAAGGAAACCCACCTGACCATTTGCTGCATAGAGTTCGTTCAGGCGCTTGAAGGTTCTACCCTGACGATCAGCAATCCAGTAGTACTTAAAGTCTCCAAAAAGAATGGTCTTTTCACCAGCTGCAGCTGTTGGCATGTACTGAGAGGTAACCACTGGACGATTGAGAATCGTATCCGGTGTTCCCGCTTGAACAGATGGCTGCCACAGGTACTGACCTTGACCGTCTTTCAGCTTTCTGATGGCCTTGATGGTTGCATCGTTCACAAGGAATGTCGCGTTCTTTCTGTAGGCCGACTTCAAGCTGTGGTAAAGGTCCAGCACTTCATCAATGGTGATGGCTGTCGCACTTGCCGCAGTCACACCAAGGCTTGCTCCACCGGTTGTATGAAGAAGACCTGTAGGTTTGCTGCTTCCGTTTCCAGCAAGGAATGCTTCCTCTTCAGCCGCTCCGATTCTTCTTGCAAACTCAGCAGCAATGTAGGCTTCAAGGTCGAAGTAGCTGTCATTAAGAAGCTCATCAGAAACCTTCAGCATGGTACCAAGTTTATAGGCAGACAAGGTCACCTGAGTGAAGGCATCGTCGCTCTCTTGGAATGCACCCTCTTCATCCATCCATGCAGCGGATCCGTGACTCGCTACCACTGGAATCTTTCTATCCCCGTAGCTGGTCGTAATCACGTTACATAAATTTCTAAGAAGGTTGGCCTCCTGAAGTGCCTGAATCAACTGGTTCTCATACTCATCCGGTACAAGGAAGCCACCTTCTGAATCGGTACCAATTTGAAGTGCATTATGAACAGCAGGATTCATCTTGTTTCTCATGGCACCCCAAAAGGCACTCTTATAGGCATCAGATGCTCTGCCTGTTTTCTCTTCAGTCATCTTCTCAGGTCTGGAAGCAAGAGGTTTGCTAAGGGCAGCTGAAAGCTCCCTGTCCATCATCTCTTGGCGCTCAAGACGCTCGATTTCTTTTCCAAGGTTGACCACTTCATCTTCCATCTTTTCATAGACGGCATTGTCCTCCGGTTTGATCAGACCATTTTCCTGACGATGTTCATCGAGGAAGCCTTTAGCCTGTTCCCAAACCTTGGCACGTTTCTCTCTTAGTTCTTGAATTTTACTCATATTCATTACCTCCAATTTTTAATCAGCTCCAGCCGTCTTTCCAGCTGGGCAATAGGGATAAGTGTCTTTTCTTCTGGTTCCTGCTTTGATTCTGAATTTGGTTCTTTGTTTATAGGTACTGCTTCAGGTGTTGGTGTTTTCTCCTGTCCCTGTTTATCCGAGAGATACTTCATTCTCGCCTGAATACCAGGGAGTTTGTTTCTTAAAGCATTTGTCACTGTCATCTGGTCAAAGATAAAGCCACCGGAACCTTCATCTACCGGTTCTGACTCATAGAGAATCTTGTCGGCAAATTTCAGCTCGATGGCTTTGTGGGCACTCATCCAGGTTTCAGCGTCCATCATGTGTGAGATTTTCGCTCTGGAAAGACCCGTCTTCGTCTGATAAGCATTGATAATGCTCTCTTTTACTTCACTGAGGAGATTAATCCCCACCTGCAGATCCGCCACCTCGCCAGCAATAAGCATGGCTGGGTTATGGATCATGATCACTGACAGGGGAGAAACACACACCTCATCTCCCGCCATGGCAATGACAGAAGCGGCACTGGCCGCCAGCCCATCTATATGGACACTGACTTTTCCGGGATACTCCTTTAGCATGTTGTAAATCTGCGCTGCTGCGAAGGTATCACCACCTGGTGAGTGTATCTTTACAACAATGTCATCCGTCTCCGGACCACTGTCATAAAGCTCTGTCTTAAACTGTTTAGGAGTGATGTCATCATCAAACCAAGAGGACTCTGCAATGTACCCTTCAAGATGCAGGGTTCTTACTGTAGGCTCCTCGGCTTCATTCACCACCCAACGCCAAAATTTATCCATCTAATCGACCTCCTTTCGGGCATGAAAAAAGCACTCCTCGATTTTGAGAAATGCTGTTGATACTTCTAATTTGTTTTGTAGTTGTCCACAGAAATGGGCCAAGTTATACACTTATCATCAAGGCTCATCACCACCAGACTCATCCAGGGCTTTCTTTGCATAAGCCCCGGCCATCTTAAGGGGTAGCATGTTGCCGTTGACCAGATACAAATCTCCACCATCTTCTTCCGATATTGGATCCATGTTCTCCATCCTCCTTACATCATTGACGGAGAAGAACCCGTTCTGAATACCGATGGCGTAACCATCCATCCTGGATTTATAATCCCCTCGCATCAGTGCCGATGCATTGAAGGATACGAAGCACTGACCTTTCTCTTTTTCTATAAAGAGCTTCTTATTCATGGCCTGCTCTATTCTGACTAGCCAAGGCCGGATTGTGTGGACCACAAAGCTGATGGATTGATTTTCAATATTGCTGAATGAACTCTTGCTAAGATCCGCCACCATATGGGGTGGCACCTGAAAGATTCTACAGATTTCCTCTATCTGAAACTTCCTCGTCTCAAGAAACTGCGCATCGGAGTTTGGCATGCTGATGGCCTGGTACTGAAGACCATCTTCAAGGACCGCCACCTTGTTACTGTTTCCGCTTCCCCCATAGGCTGCTTGCCAGGCATCCCTCACCTTGGATGGATCTTTGATGGTTCCTGAAGTTGAAAGAATACCACTTGGTGTGGCGTTGTTGGCAAAGAACCTACCGCCATATTCCTCAGCGGCAATGTTCAGTCCGATGGCATTTTTCGCAAGGGCCACTGGTGAATAGCCCATGACGCCATCAAAGCCAAGACCCGGTACATGAAGCACATCTTCTGGTCCTAGATAATGGGTGGTGGTGTCCTTCCTGTAAGCATAGTAAAGATTGCCATTCTTATCTCTGTCCACCGTCATCTTGTCGGGAAGCAGAGGATACAGATGCACCACCTCTCCTTTACCATTTCGAATGATCTGACAGTAGGCATTCCCCCAAAGAAGAAGGTGAGTCATCATGGTCTCCCTCAGAGTAAAAGACGTCATCTCCGGATTCGGTTCATCATGTAAGATCCGGTACAGCGGATGGGTGTACATCTTTTCTTTACCGTCCCCTTTGTACTGATACGTATGAAGAGGTAAAGATGCCACCGTCTCTGCAATAATTCTCACGCAGGCGAAGACTGCTGTTGTCTGCATGGAGCTTCGCTCATTGACTATTTTCCCAGAGACACTTTGCCCCATATAAAAGTTTGGTGCACTGCTGACACTGTCTGTGGGTTCTGCCCTCGCCTTAAAGAGCCATTTAAAAAAGTTCGCCATAATTGATGTTCACCCCCTTCTATCCTAAAACGATCATGTCCCGTTCATCATAAATGGATCCATCATCATCTGGTGGATTCACCGTTGCTCTAGCCAGACCCATGATCAGTGCCACGATACCATCGATTTTCTCAGAGGATTTTTCCTTGTCCACCTTAATGTTTCCAGCGGGGTCCGTCCTGACCACAATGTTGTCTGCCATCCATCTAAGAACCGGATGCCCACCGTGAGCAATCTGTTTACTTAAGGTCAGCCGCATGAGGTCCTTTGTAGGCGGGGACATATCCTTAAAGCCCTGACCAAAGGGAACTACTGTAAATCCCATGCCCTCAAGGTTCTGACTCATCTGCGTTGCGCCCCACCTGTCATAGACGATTTCTCTGATGTTGTATTTCTCACCAAGTCGCTCGATGAACTTTTCAATGAATCCATAATGGACCACGTTTCCTTCTGTGAGATTAAGAAGTCCCTGTCTGTGCCAGATGTCATAGGGAACGCTGTCTTTTTTCACCCGTTGATGAAGAGTCTCCTCTGGAAGCCAGAAGTATGGGAGCACCTGAAACTTGTCTCCCTCTTCTAGTGGCGGGAACACCAGCACAAAGGCTGTGATATCACTGGTGGAGGAAAGGTCCAGACCT